AGGAGCCACCTCTGAGAATCTATGCAAATTGTTAGATACCCTTATAGGGTATCGCGGTAGTGTTGTCAAGCGCCCACAAAAAACCCCGCCGAAGCGGGGTTCCAACGGGACTTAGAGGTCTCGTTTATCAGGCTGCGCCAGAGCTACCGAAGACGCCAAGGGGATCGGACACACCAAAACTATAACGCTCACGCGCCTTATACCGCATGTTGCCGGTATCGAAATCCCCCTCCATTTTGGTGGTCATGGGAGTCCTGACAAAGTGTTTCATACCATTTGGAACGTCCGTGGTGATGAAAAATGCGTCAGGATCAGTCAACCAATGGTTGACAGTATAACCACCGGGGATTGCGCCGTTGGTCCGAAGCGCGTTGATGTCGTTATCGGCAGTACCGACACGCAGCTCAGTCTCAAGGAGACGGGTTGCAATGAACATCAGCTCAGACGGCACAATCAGCTTCTTGGGCTTGGCTGCAATGAGAAGCCCGCGTTCATCCGTCCAGCCTGCGATCTGAATGATTGCGGCCTCCAGAGAGGTCTCATTGAGATCTGCCTGAGTGGTAAAGGTGTTGCTGTTGGTGCCGCCAGAGACCAACGGATGGGCCGTAGAACACAAGACCTCACCATCGCCATAGGTTACGCCAGAGCCACTGAACGCATTGTTCAGAATATCAGCGCCCTTGACCTGCTTGGTGTAGGCCATAGCACGGGCCAGCGCCTTGGTATACCGAGAGGACAGGGAGTCATACAGATTGTCCTCCATTGCCTCCTCGGTGATCGAGAAACCAAGTGCGATAGTCTCGTGGTTGTAGCGAGCGGTGAAAGCCTCCTGTGCATTGTCGTACTGAATGGCATCGCCTTCAGCCTTAACAGGTGCAGCAGAAAAGCCAGACAGCTTCACTTCTTCTTCAAAGGAGCGATCCGAGTTCTCAGTCTCGAAAATCTCCTTATGCTCTTCGGGATAGCGGGAGTATTCCATACCGAACAAAGCGTTCAGGCCAGGAAGAAGCTCCTTCACCATTTGGGAACGAGAGATAGGCATTGTAATACTCCTATTAGATGCCGGTGGTGTTGGTCAGCTGATGACCAGCATTCCACTTGACAAAGACCTCGACGAAACCGTCGGTGGTCGCAGTCTCTTCCACACCGGCGATGATGCGGAACGGAAGCGTGTTGGTCGTATCAACGGTAGAACCGTCCAAGCCACCATTGGACTTGCCAGTTGCGGTGCTACCATCAGCAGAAGCGCCCTCTTCAGTACCGGCGTTGGCACCGACAGCAGCCTGAGTCACATAACTCATTGCGCCATTGTCATCAACCACAGCCATCTTGAAGAGCACATTCGGGTCATCAACCACGTAAGCCACGATATCGCTGGCAGTAACGCCACCGGGGTAGTAGTTACGGAAGGTCAGACCATAGGTCGGATCGGTATAACGGCATCCAACAAAGACACCAACACCAGCGATTGCATCATCGAAATCAGCACGATCAATATAGCCATCGGTAGCCAGTGCAACCACGTCGCCGTTGAAGATCACGTCGGAGTTACCCGACTGGATCTTGTATTCACGGACAGCGCCGCTGTACGGAGTACCGTTGACCATCTTGACCGGAACAAGCCCATACGGGCCAGAAACGGTAGGATATGCCATGTTAAGCTCCTAAAAAGAAAAATTACGAACCATGTCCGAAAGAAACCTGCGATTTCCGATCCTTGAAGAGCGGCATACGCGGGTCATTCTCACGCATCAGACTGTTGTCAACCGCTTCCATCGCGGACCCAGCTTTACGCGAGTAGTACGCATTACGCTGATCAACAATCTCATCAGGGATGCGACACAGGATCAGCCCACCGATCTCAACCATACCCGACGCACGGGCTTCGTTATCGACATCCAGAGCAAGCTCAGGATGATCATCCAATCGGCAAGGCTCCCAGCCTTCACGGGATTTCCGCGAAAAGTTCGTCGGATCTGTCGTGCCCATCATAGACTTACGAATCCAACGGAACTTGACTCCCTCCTGCGGAGTCGGCTCAGGCAACAGATTTGCAGGTGCCCACTGTTTCTTGCGAGTGCTAGCCTCACGGGTCTGAGTGCTACGGGAGGTTGACCGAGCCTCACGAATTCGATTTTCAGCCATTGTTAGCCTCCAGTTTCATCATTTCCCGAGCATAAGCCTCAGGCGTCACTCCAAGTCGCTTAGCCATACTGACCTGCGACTGCGTAAGCACTACCTTCTTCCCTTTCGGAGTCCGTCCGGCAGAGGCGACAACGGTAGAGGGTTGCCGCTTTTTCTTTCTAGGAGTCCCCAACTTCTCGGGAAACACCTCTCTCATGCGAGCGTCAATACGCTCGAAATACTCGTCGGTATCTGGGGGAATATTCTCCCGTACCAACTTCTGGTGAACGCCCAGCGCAAAGCTGGTCATCTCATCATCTGCCCCGAACCAGTTATTGCGTTGTTGCCAGTCTAGTGTGCGTTGACTCGGCGCTGGTGCTCGCACTGGTTGGTTCTGGGGAGCATTATATACAGGTTGCTGCGAAGTTTGTAAAGGGGCTTCTTGAGGCATCGCATAGCGCGGTGCAGCACCTGCAACCTGTTCAGCTTGGTATGTGGCTTGCGCCAGTTTCTGCTGCGCCTCAGCGATTGCGTCCGCATCACCCAGTTCGTAGGCATCACGATAAGTTCGCTTGGCCGCGTCTAACTGCAATGTCGCCCGCTCTTTCGCTTGCTCCAATGCCCAGGTTTCACCCTGAGACAAGGTATTACGGAGACGATCTCGCTCCTGCATAATCTGCTGAGCGTATTGAGCTGCGGCCTCGCGCTCACGAGCCGCTTCTTCTTTAGCACGACGCTCGTCGTGCCATGCCTTTTTCAGCTGATCAATACGCTGCTTAACTTTGGCTGAATACTCTTCAGCTTCATCCTGCTCCAAACCCTCTACAATGTCATTGGGTAGGGGCTTGCGATTGCGGTCCTGTGGGGGCGTGTCATCAACGACTTCATATTCAAAGTCGTCTGAATCGTCCTCGTCATCTTCGACGCTGACCTCCACATCTTCCTTGCCCTTCATCTTCGGCGGTACGCCGCTCTCGTCGGACCCGACGACAAACTCAGTGTCGTCGAAGTCAAAATCTTCAGTCTCTTGTTTAGCCATTCTCTATCTCCTTAAATGCGGGAGTAACCCGTGGGATCTTCAACCACAGCCTCGACCGAATCATCGTTGATGACGCGGAAAAGTTCTCTGCCGTGGATCTTGAAGCGCGTACCTGAGTAGGCACGGATAAGCACATGATCACCGATCTGACAGTAGGGGCCATTCGGAAAACGCTTCTCGTCGTTGTAAGCGTCTGGACCCATATCTACGACTTGTACAACGATAGTTGAGAACTCCTCAGCCATCTTGGTCGTGTCAGCCTTCAACAACCCACTCTCGTAGGTGTCTTTAGCCTCGGGGATCGCTACCAACAAGTGATAGCCAGTCGGTTTTGGTATTTGCTGCTCAGTGAGCTGAGGTGCAGCCTGATCGGCTGTGGTCATGGTTAAACTCCAAAGTTAGTGGTCAGATTTCTCTGCTGCTTCCATCAAATCAAGAAGCAGTCGCTCGGCTTGTGCCAAGCCTTTAATGACACCCGTCATGTGGGCGTAGTCTTCAAAAGATTTGGCATCTCCTGATGCCACAGCATCAGTCATGTCATTCATATCCTTCCGAATCTCTTTGCGGAGGTGTTCTCCGAATGTGCGGATCATTGTGCGCTCCGTGGTTGTTGATTCATTTCAGTTTTACGAATGTCTGCGCCAACCTTTACCCCGGTCTTCTGGAGGTCAGCGTTAATCTTCTCCTGCGTTTCACGCAGCTTGGCACCAATAGACGCACCAGCCTGCTTCTCCTGCGAGGCAATACGCAGTGACTCAAGCTCCAGATTACGCAGCTTGATCTCGTAGTCCATCCGGTCCTCCTCCATCTTGCGACGGAGTTCTGCTTCCTTGAGCTTGAGTTCAGCCTGCTGCATCTGGATGAGGGGGTCTTGTGCCTGCTGCTGAGCCTGCTCGGCTGCGGCTTTCTGCTGTGCCTTGCCAGTGATGCGCGGTGCGGCTTCAGCAACGAGACGCGAAACTGCCAACTCCTGCTCTTGGTCCAACCCACGTTCTTCGTCTACTGCGGGCAACGGCACCCCCAGCTCTCGCTCCATCCGAGTGCGATACATGAACGCTACATGCTCGTTGATGTGCTCCATCCCTTGGGCTAGCTTGAGTTTGGCAGCGTCACCCTGCATCGCCATCATCTGCTGGATCTCAGGATCTTGTGCGAACGCCATGTGGGCGGCGATATGCGCCTCGTGATCTTGGTAGGCGAACACCTTGATCGGCTTGCCATTGAGGATGGCCATGTTCTCGCTCATGGGGTCCATCGGCTTCACGTCGTCCTCATCAGGCACCAGATCGGCAGCGTTCTTCAGCCCCAGCACCTCAATCATCTGACGGTGTAACAGCGGGAGGTCGTAGAGCTGTGGAGCCTGTGCTGCGAGCTGCATGGCAGCTTGGTACTGCACGATGCGCTGACTCATCGTTGAGGCGTTGGGATCACTGACCGGGATGATATCTACCGCCATGTAGTCCCGACGACGGGCCATCATGCCCTCATCGCCTACAGCGTCGTACTCATAGTCCTCAGGGGCCATCTCAGCGACGATGCGCTTCAGGATCTTGAACTCACCCTTCATCGCGGCATGGACACGGGCCTGAACAGCCGTCAGCGTCTTCAGCTGACGCTCCAAGATAGCCAGTGTGGACCCCACAGGGGCGTTAGGCTGCATGTCACCTACTGAGATGTCAGACATCGACGCGAACCGCCGTGCCTCCTCCACAATCTTGTCGAGCAGGCTGTAGAGCACCTGTGACGGCTCTTTGTAGGGCAGGGGCATGATGTTGTCGCGGATAGTGCCGGTAGGCACGTCAACGTCCCTGAATTCGCCTGGAGCAATCGGCGTATCGCCACCTCGGATGCGGAGTCCTCGGGTACGGAACCCACCCGGCAAATTAGCCAGTGTCCCTGCATCCACCAGTTGGCGCATGATTGACGTTGCGCCCTTGGCAAAGCCACCAATGAGGTGGATGAGTCCTAAGCCATAAAAGCCAAAGCCCGGAATGTAGGTGTAGTGCGAGAAGTGCGACTGACGATCCTTACGGATATCTTCTTCAGTCCAGTTGCGGTAGACCGACAGCACCTTGCCTGAGTCTTTCAGGATAGTGACCACGTATGGCAACTCGATACCAGTCGGATCTCCCTCTTTGTCGAGGTCTTCAAAGCCTTCTAGGTCAAGCTCACAGTGAATCTCATAGGCCGTGTAGCGGTCGTCACGGGCAGCATCCAACCCACTCAGCTCATTCTTCCGACGCTGGATATCATCTTCATCGGCAACGGGATCACCCAGATCAAGCTCACGATAAAACCCACTGACCTGCATCTTGCGCAGCTCATTCTTGGTTTTTCTCATCCTGTGCGTATAACGCTGGGCAGTGTCCAGTGAGGAAGCACCGTAGCTGATGATGAAATCCTCAGCCGGGATAAACTGGCTGACCGGACGCTCCATTGAGGGGTCATAGAAGACCTTTTTGATCGCAGAACCGGCAATCGGCAGGTTCCACAGCAGACGTTCATGCTCAGAACGGTAATCAGGCAGCTTATCAGTCAACAAATAGTTCATATCCTCACGGACGCGGGTGGCAGACTCCTCTTTTTCACGATTTGTTTGCCCTAAAATCTTGGTTTTGACTGGTCCTTGGGCTGGAAATGTCTCGACAATCGTTTC